TTTGAATAGGAGAATCTACCAGTCACAGTTCCGCCATTATCGGACCTAAGCTGGTTAATCTCTGCATGAATTCTACCTTTATGTGAATACTTAATTATGGTATCAATAAACGTGGTATGAGCCTTGTTAATTTCACGGGCTTGGGCAATTCGTTTCACTAGCGGGTGGGGGTGATTCTGTAAAAAGTTTTTAGTAAAGGAAGGAGCAGATGTTTTCTCAGTTCTATCATAGTCTAATTTTAGTTTATCAAAAACTTGTGCGATCGATCGTGCAGCCCATATTTGAGTTTCTATTCCTGTTGCTTTTTTTACTTCTTGGATTAACTTATATTCTTGTTGTGCTAGCTCTTGCTTCATTGTATGAGCTTTTTGAACGTCCACTCGAACCCCACGAAATCTCATGGCCACCAAACATGGAAAAAGTTCCGTCTCGAGATCAAAAATAGATTGTATATCTTGGTGAAGTATTTCTTTTTTAAGTTCTTGCCAAAGTTCTAATGTAAGTTCAGCGTCTTTTTCTGCGTAAGCGCCAACATAAATGGCAGGTAGTTTATACATTTCTGCCTTGGCGTCAACACCCCAATCTTTTGCAGCAGCATATAAATCACTTTCATTTTTTGTCTTACCAGTGTATCGTTTAGAACAGTTGTTTAAGTCATAGCGCATTTGATTTTCATCAACAAGGGCCGATGCAATCATCGTGTCCACAATTTTACCGCTGACACTTAAACCGAGCGCTTGAATCCAACACACGTCATACATGGCGTTGTGAAATATTTTATCTGCAGGTGTATCTAGTACACCTTGAAACCACTTTAAAACTTTTTTTCTATCCATGTTACCACCACCTTCATGAGCAATAGGATAATAACCGGACCAACCTGGCACAGCTACAGCTATTCCTGTAATGTCTCCTTTACCTACAACAGAACCTGATCCCATTTTCATAAGTTCTGGATCTTTAGTTTCTAAGTCAATTGCAATCTCATCATATTTAGATAGGTCTGGAAAATTTTCTGGTGGTAACCATTCTGTTTGTGGTTTAAATAGTGGTATTTGCATTATTTATTAATCCCCCATGTGTTAGGTTTATCTTGTGGTTTATCTTCTTTTGGTTTTTCTATCTCTTTATAATCTCTTTCAAGTATCATTTCTAAAAAGTGTATTGCTTTCAATATATCTTCCTTCTTTCCCTTTAGTCGATGACGACAGATATATTTTATAGCACATCCTTCCGGAAATAAAAGCTCATTCTCTACTACAAACTTGCTTGGCTGTATTTTAAACTTTTGATAGTGTGATCCTCCATGTTGTTTATCCCAAACACTTGTCATATCATGTATCCCTTCTCATATTTTTTTGGTTCTATTATGTGTAAGTTTTCTTTTGTTCTTGTTGCACCAACATAGAACAATCTATTTTCATCGTCTGGATCTCTTTCGTAACCTTTCATAGTATTTTGTGTCAGATCTGTTAATAACACAACGTTTTGTGATTCACCACCCTTAGCTCCATGTATTGTAGATAATTCTATTCGTGGTTTCTCATTTAGTCTTTCTCCATTTGCTCTCATCTTTCTTAAATAATTTACTTTAGTTTGTCCGGCATCATCAAACGCTTCATACCAAACTGTTTTTATTTGAAGACCATAATCTTTGACTAATTGATCTATTCCATAAAAAGATTCTTTTGTCATACCTTTTATTTTTTTCTTATGCCAATTTTTAGGTCCCATATATTTAGATATACTTTCAATTTGTTTATAAGAAACTAACTGACCTTGTCTTAATTGTTCCCACGCTGTAGCTGCTTCGTGTAAATCTTTTTCTGTTCCTCGTCTGTATCGTGATGAATAGTATAATCCACGTTGATATAAAGATTCTTCTACATCTTTTAATAAATGTTTAGTTCTTCCTAGCACCAACCATTCTCCAGACGACATGTCAATTGTGTCAGTGTTGTAATGTCTATGCAAACTTCCTTGTACAGTTTTAGGTTGCCATGTTTTATCTATTCTGTTTCTAATTCTATTAATAATACCCATCGCTACACCATGTACTTTAGCCGGTATTCTAAATGATTGTGTAAGTGGTAAGTATTGTCCTTTTAAAGCTATAAAAGAATCCACATCTGCACCAGCCCATTTATATATTGCTTGATCATCATCACCTGCAATAAAAGAATCTTCAGTTTTATTCCAAATAGTTTTTGCCATGTCCCATTGCATTAATGATAGGTCCTGAGCTTCGTCAATAAATACTACATCAAACTTTGGTGACTTGTCAGATTTTGTAAACTCTGTAATCATGTCATTAAAATCTATTAAGTTATATTCTTTTTTGTATCTTTTTAATTCGTTGTCTATAATTTTTAATGTGCTTCGTTCTAAATCTTGTGTGTGTTCGTTAAGATCAAACTGTTGTTCAGGTGTTATATTTCTTAATTGTGCTAATTGTATAATACGTAAATACTCACTATCAGAATTAAATGCACTGCCTTGATCTTCTTGGTAGTCTGCATAAGTTACAGGAAAACCTAACTTCTTTCCTAAATCTTTGTAATGTCTTTGTTGCATTACCTGGTCTTTTTTAATTCCAAGTTTTCTAAATGCTAATGAGTGCAGTGTTCTAAAATATGGTAGGTCATCCTCTGTAAGATTAAATTTTTTAATTGCTCTGTCTCTTGCTTCGTATGCAGCTTTCTGTGTAAATGCAAAGTACCCAACTTTATCTGGATCTGTATTTTTTAAATAGTCATCTACTTTGTTTAACAAAGTTGTAGTCTTACCTGTGCCTGGTGGTCCTAATACTATTGTTCTCATTAATAAGGGTCTTTCGGTTTAAGTTCTTTTTGTGTATAATCATCTGTTTTTTTATCAAATTGTTTTACAACAAATACAGATATTCTTTCTTTACTTATTCGTTTGTCATCACAGTTGCATGTTTCTTTTAACATCTGTGCTGTACGTGAGTATGGTACATCCCAACGTTTTCTAATTAAAAACTGATTATAAAACTTATCAAATATAAAATGATGATAGCCGTCTTTAGTTAGCACACCACCACGTTTTAAATCTTTAACATCAGATCCTATGTGTCTATCTAAACAAAACTCTTCTAAATGATTTTGTAATTGATCCTGCGTAGTCACACCCTCTGGTGGATCTATTGGTTCGTGATTCTTCATCAATGGATTTATTATCATGTCCCAATCTTTTGGTTTTACTGTTGGTGGTTTAAAGTCTAGCTGTTCCATACATGCTTCCTGGAATAAACTTTGTTGTTTTAAAAATTTTACATTCTCCAAATGTAGTCGTTCTCCATCTACGTTTAGATAGTAATATGGTTTTTCTAATTTAATTTTTTGTAAGTCAGTTAATGCAGGAAATACTATTTCCTCTCCAATACCAAACTTTCTCTCTCTACATAATTTTTTATCACACAAATTACACATGGGTGTGTCATTACATTTGTAACCCCATTCTTTTTTATCATGCTGTCTTTTAATTATTTCTACTTCAGATTCACTTAATGGTGTTGTTGATGCTGTTGCATTAAACAAAGTCATTTTACTTTTCCACTCTGCTGGCCATTTCTTTTTAGCATATACACCAAAATGAAACATAGAGTTGTTACGACCACCCTCGGGTATTTTATTCATAGCCATAAGTTCTATACATGGTGGTGCATCAGAATATTCTGATTGTGGTCTTTCTATTTTTATTTTTGTAATGTCTTCTTGTTTAACTGTATTATATATTGTGTAGAATTCTTCTAATGTTGCAGCATTTCCATCATCTTTAAATGCATATCTAGTTGTATTGTCACTATTAAAGTATGGTAAATTTAAAAAGTTACCTGTGTCGTCTGATGATTTTAATTGAATTTGTTTTGGAAAAACTTCTGATCCACCGTATCCTAGTAATGTTTTTATTTCCGTTAGTTTGTCTCTCATTCTTTCTGCTGCTACCGGTTTTTCGGAGAAGAGAAAGACATGTGCTCCTCCACTCTTTGACCTACACACAGCCAAAGGCAGTTTAAATTGCTTTATTTTATCTATTAATTTTTTGTGATCAAAACCTGCGTAAGAATCTATATCGACACAACCCCACACACATTGATTATCTTCGTTAATAGGTATAATCCCCAGACTCTGTGTACCATTTAAATGCATGGTCCACAGTTCCGTGGTCACTGGTTGACGTACTACAAATGATTGTCCTTTTAATTTGACACCATTTTCAGCAGGTGTACTTACTTTAGTACAACCATGCGCTCGCTCTAATCCTTTAAATATTTTTTCAAACATATTTTTTAATGGGCGCTTCCACTCTCGCTTTCACGCCCACTCCTAGGATTCGATTAGTATGGTGATGCTTCTTTAGTGTCTTCTGATCCGTGTTTAACCTGCACTTCATCTTTACCGACACTTTGTGCAAAAGACTTTGCCATCCCGTAGATATTTTTATCTTCGACTGGACCTGCCTTTTCCACTTCCCATCCAAACCATGTTCCTTTGTCATTCGACATTTGAACAGTAGATAGATTATAAATGTGGCTGTATGTTGGCGGTGTAAACAAACCATTTTTACCTTGTAGCTTGATACCCATCATTAATGAATTCCATTTTCTACTAACTTTAAGTTGAGTAGATTTCATAGAAATCAAAGCTGTTGATGGATTATTACCAAGAGTTAATACAAAGTGACTTGCAGTGTTATCAAGATAATTACCATTTGGTAATCTATCTTTGTAGTCTTTACCTCTTGTGGTTTGACTAACAATATCACTATCTGCACTATGAATTGCAACAGGTGCACCACTTCCTGTAGTACCTCTGTCTTGCCATTCTATGTATTGTCTTTTGTAATGACAAGGTACAACACTAATTTTATCAAACAATTCGTTTGTGACAGTGTTGATTATTTTGCCAGGCTCTGCGCCTTCGACATATTTACCATCTCTTTTATTTACTTCCGGAGATAGTTGTCCCAAAATTTTTAGGAAAGGTAACGCAAGATCTTCCTGCGCTATATTTTGAGCACCTTGATTTGCATCAGCTTCAAACATATTGACTGCTAATGCTCCTTGTTTCTTCTCTGTTACTTGGTTCATGTTTATTTGTTCCTTTTTATTGTTGTTTTATTTCCAACAAACACGTTGAAAATTTCCGTTGGCAT